TGGATGACTGTAGGAATTGTGCGCGTGTTGTCCATACATCACATGACGACACCGAAACAGCTAAACAGCTTAAAAACTTTAGCCTAGATACCAAAACTATCTATGCGCCTTGCCACGCAGGTGCGCAGAATTGCGAACATAAAGCTGATGTCGCAATTGCAGTCCATTCTATGTACGATGTCGGTTCACAAGACATCATTAACATATTTGAAAAACACGGTCTCGAGCAACTTTATGCATTTGTTTATGCACCTAAGATGTTCTTTGACAAGCGCTTGGAAAACTATGATAATGACGTTTTTAAGACCAAAGTCGTTACTAAGGATGGCAAAAGAAAAATACTGTTTAGTCTCAACGATTTTTCTACACCATACATGCACGATTACCAGAACTGGTTTGATCTGTGCACTACTGGTAAATATGAGACTGAAGATATGTGCATTGCCATGGAATATCAACAAGTCTATGGCCCATTAGCTTGCCTGCATTTTACACGCACTCGCAAGATAGATGGCGATATTATGATCACATATCCTTTGTCCACACTGATTGGTGATTTTCAATTCGTGCCTGATTTAACTGATGCTTTTTCGCACAACTTTTCAGCACACCAATCATCACTACACCACTTCCTCGTGCCTACGCACGTCATCAACTGCCTTATGTCCTACACGCAAAGGCAGACTGATGAAGGTTATAAATACCCGGAACTCGTTGTGGTCGCTAGTGGACTTTTGCGTAGCTTAAAAATTGGTTCTACCGTCTACGCTGATCGTTGGAATGTCTCCGTTCGAGATTTCAATCGTATCACCATCTCATTATTCATACTCGGTGCTATCAACCGCGCCGATCGTACATCTACCATCAGTTCTGCTTTCCAACATTTAAAGAAATGGCAGAAGAATGATGGTTTATGTTTTGAGATTCGTCAAATTTTGTGTAACTTTTTCGATAAATTCCCTACCTTCGCTGAAAAACGCGATGTTGAGAATTCAAACCGTATATGGCATTTCGAAATTATTACACCGCAGGATTATTCTATTGCTAAAACATTTACTGGCAATAACCAATCACTTAAAGCTGCCATTGCAGCGAATACACCTTTTCAGCCTCCTGTGATTGGCGGTAATAATCCCGCTTCTATCACCACCGGACTCGATTACGATGAAGATGATGAGGATGATTACACATATGGCGCTCAATTTACGCTGAATAATAACCATAAATATGGCATTAATTTCACGCTTGATCAATTCATTGAATCTGGTATATTACCACACCACGCCACTTGCACCGAATTTACATTCGAGAATGACATGATGGATTATCTAATGATGCAAGAATTGATTAACAAATATCAACGCGTGAAAACAGATTCAATTATGACGTACACCAATCCCGTGTATGACCCCACTGATTCAAGCTCAAGTACAACGCGTAGCAATTCACTAAGTAGTTCTATCGCTGATACCCACACCAGTGTTGACACGTTGCTTGAAGAAATTGATCTAGTTTTAAACCATATTAAAGAGAATAGTACCGACTCTACAACTGATACTACTTATGTGCCCTTGCAGCCGCCTGATGATGAAATTATTGATGCACCCTGCTCTGTCACCACTGCTAAACCGAATACCATACGAACTCCTTCCCCATTTGAGGATACCTCCACCGCACCAATTCTTGTCAATCGACCTATTCTTAGTTTTGCTAACCTTAACTTAAATAGTGATGCGCGCATGGAGGAAGTTGATAATATCACCGACAATTTAGTATTTGGTCATGATGGCATGCTTGCTCAGTTAATTAACGCAGGTTTCACTCCCATTGCCAATGGTACACGTGATATTGATGCACGTGTTTACAACGAAAATACGCCGCGAAATTTTCTACCCGGGCACTGCATTATGCAGTCGTTTTGGCGCAATTTGCCCGAAACAAATAGGCCCGCCCAGCGCAGCGTTATCCGTGCCGTTTATCACACACTTTGCGTTATGTATCAAGCTGGTGCCGCTGAACGTTTGATTAATATACAATCATACATACATCGCGGCATCTGGAATAACGTTTGTGCCGACAATATTTTATTCGCTTTATCAACTATTTATAGCACGCGAATATGTGTCATGCGTAAAGAACCCGCTACTGATAAATGGAAACTGCTTACATCTTATGGCACAGGCAATGAAATTATACTCTTCTGGAATGGTCATGATCATTACTCTTCCACACCAAGTGGTGGCACAAAGGCTAAGTTCAACGCACTACTGGATAGATTAGATGCGAAAGGTAAATCAATTTTAGAACTCTCCGGTGCGCCAGGTGAACTCGCCTTTATAGCAGCCACACAGTATGGAGCTTTGTATAACCTAGCTCATTACACAAAAGGTTTGCCACTCAACACTAAACATTACATGAGTGACAAGAAGAGTCAATCTAACGGCATCACCACTTATTTGATAGAACGCGATGATAAAACTAATACCGCAATTAATGTTGTTCCATACGATACTCATACTAACTTGTATCGAAAAATTAAGAATAATAAGATCACGGCTGATATCATCATTTGCGATGCTGCAAATGCCGAGTGTTCAGAACACATTATTAAATCATTTGTGGAAGACGTGCACGAGATTCTTACACCTGGTGTCACTTTTGTTGTCAAACATTTTATACCTATGGCTTGTATAACAAAGCTAGGTCTTAAATTTGAATCCACCGAAACAATTAAAGTCAATGATAATCCGCATAGCAGTGAGCGTTATACTATCATGTCTTTTTATAATGGTGATAAAATACGTAAACCTGATGACATGAACTTAGAGCATAACCCACTTGAAGAATTCTTGTGCCATGCTGTAATTCCGTTTGATAGTAAGAAAATTGGTAGCTTTATTGATTACCACTTCTCTGAAATTAAGAAAGAATTTAAAGAACAATTCGCACACTTACCTCGACCTAAAAGACTTGGTATTGAATTCGTCGCAGGTTATGCTAGCGCCGGCAAAACAACGAAAATAGTTGAGTACGTCAACAAACATTTTGACAATGTTGTTTTCGTCGCTCCTAGCGTGATTTTGTCGCAATCACATAACATTAAGTTCGGCGTCACTAGTTACACACCGCATCTTATTTTCGATTTGAAGAAAAAGCCAGACTGTATAGTCGTCGATGAATTTTCAGTTATGTTCGTCGAATTTCTCGCTCTTCTTCATATGAAGTACCCTGAAACACACATAATCATTTCTGGTGATGTGCAGCAAACACCTGCTGTTTGTTATGATAAAACTAAAAGTTTTACAACATTTGCTTCCCTTGGTATAGAGAATAATTTGCTTGACGTTTTCGCTGTTCCACAAGACATTGCCACCATGCTTAATCGGAAAATGGGCCTACTCATGCAAACAAAGTCACTCGTTAAACGTGGCCTTTGCGTGTGGAAAGGTAAAATGGAAGATCTTAAGAACCATCAATTTATTGTTTTCAATGCCGATTCGCAGAAAGATCTTGTGGCACAAGGTTATAAGTGTGCAACTATCACCACGTATCAAGGTTCACGTGAACCTACTATCGTATTTTACATCGACGACCATGCGGTAAGGTCGCAACTACTCAATAGAACTGAGTGGATATATACCGCCTTAACTAGAGGTACACACAATCTAGTTCTGTATGGCACCGAAGGTTATATTGAGAAATATTTCAATGTCCACGGTACAAAAATACCTACTTATTCACATTACTCAGAGCTGAACGTCGTCACCGACGTTTTCAACAATTTTGCCGATGAAGACGCACAACCCGACATGATTGTGGCTGAACAAATAATTCCTGTTGCAGCCGATCATTGCCCGCCAGATGCTGCGATACAAATCGCTAGCTCCGTTCGTCTCGAAGGCAATTTAGCATACCCACAACATGCTTTTCTACAACCTGTTGAAATGCCAGCTGTTACCAGCGGCCAGCTTAAAGTTAATGCCGATCTAATCACAACTAAACATCGATCCTTCCGTGGTTCGCAGATTTGCCCGAATATCGCATTCGTTAAAAATCAAGTGAGCAACGACACCAAAGAAACTGTTCGCACGCTCATTACTCGATATTCGAAAACAAACCGTTTATTGAAAGGCAAAAAAATTAGCAATCACTACCGACAAACTTTTGCGTGGATTGAGCAAAGCTCTCTACGGCAACGCACGCTCTATAGATAAGCTGCAAAAGGATCTGTATCACACGCATGATGAACTGCGTAAATGTTATCGTGATTATCTTGAAGCATTGAATAAGAAAATGAATACGAACCAAAAATGCGCTCATGATATTGAGAGAGCTTTTGACCAATATGATGAGATAATAGAATTCGTCAACAAACGTCAAGGCAAGTACAGCGAAGCAGATGAATGGGATACCAGTGATAAATGTGGCCAGGGTGTTGCCTCATTTTCAAAACGTGTAAACCTACTATTATGTGCCTACGCTCGTGCTCTCATAGAACGCATACGTCACATTGCAAAGAAGAACAAACGCAACATTATTTTTGCAACTCACGGCTCTGATGAAGAAATAAGTGCCGAGATTACAGCTATGATGGAAGAAAAATGGCGTGACGATGAAAAATGGTTCCTCAATGATTTTAGCGAATGGGATTCAAGTTTCATAAACGCCATGTCCGGAATGACTAAACAACTGTGCCTATGGATGGGTGCACCACCTTTCCTTATGGATTGGTTTACTGAATATCGTACACACTGGAAACTTGTTTACCACACCAAGCTTGGTAATGCCTCACTTCAGGGGCATGGCAAGCAATTTTCTGGCAACCCATTCACTCTGGCTGAAAACACCTTGTGCAATTGTGCTCTTATGTATGTTCTTTTCGATTTCAAGGGCTACAAAGCTGCTGTGTTTAAAGGCGACGATTCTTCAATACTCTGTAAAGAAGCGGTTATGACAACTGAAGGTAAAGAACTACTTAAAGTAACTAACCACAAACTTAAATTTAATTTGACAGATATTGGTGAATTCGCGGGATTCTTCATCACTCCGTATGGTTTCTACCCCGACCTCGTTCGCCGCACATGCAAATTTCTTGGTGCCACTTATCGTAGCAAAGAGCATTTTGAAGAATCTAAGATTAACGTTGCTAACTCGCTTAAAGTCGTTAAAACTCAATATCAAGTTAACCACGGCGCATTAATGAATAGCCTACATTATGGGCAAGACCGCCTGACCTACAGCAACGCGCTTAATTTGCAAGCTTTTCTCTTCACCGTTCCCGACATTAAATGGGAACAACTCGTTGAAGTTGTGAAGCCTGTTCTGACTAATTAATTAATTTCTTTAAATTTGTAAATATTTGTAAATACTTTTAAGGTTATTATTTGAGATGCACTGCTACCTAAGCATTCTCTATCTTTGTATATATGTCATACATATTCTTTAATTACTCACAATCATTTTAATTATGGCTCACTCTGCCCCTAATTCTATCGACCCTGACATGTTCCAGCGAGTGTCAGAAACTGAGGTTCAAACTATCGCTAAAGCCGCACCATCTGCGGCGAGTGCATTTGTAAAGAAGACTTTACATCCGCCATCTGCTATTTCAAACTACGAAGGTATGCCGACTAATGACGCGCGTACACAAGTGGTCACTGAATGGCGTGGCATTGATTTACTTAATGCACCAACTTCACTCGCCAACGGTTTATCTGTTGAGCAAGTGCCTGTTTGGAATGAGTATGCCTTTCTCATCCCAAATGGCGGCCGTGTCAAATACATCGGCTTTGTGCGTGACGCAACTTCCGGCATATGGTATCAAGATCTTGCCAATGTCGGTATCGTCGACACGTACAACTGGTCAAATTGGTATAACGATGCCAATTTATATCGACCCGCATACCGCAGCACAACCACATATTTGAACGCATCGATGTTTAACAATGTCGGCATGGTTTCTGGATGTCAATTTAATCCAAATATTTTATTCGCCGGCACTTTGTTATCTTTAGCTGAACAACACTCCGATTTATTTCGTAAGCTAATCCCAACACTTGTGCGTGACAAACGCTGCAAAATAATTAAAGGTTCCGCTGCCAGCGATGAGCAACTTTCGTCATGGGCGAAAGTGCCATTATCTATACGTTCTGATATCGCTGACATGCTCGGTTTAAAAACCGACATCATTGATCTGGATCCCAACACTAGTTTCCAACTGCTTAATTTTAACAACAGCGGTGAAGCGGCTAGTGTTGGCAACACCGACTCTTTCATCCCGTCTATGTCCCAGATAATGATGCAATCCCAACGCTCTTATGCCGGTAAAGCGATGGAAGGCACATTTACTGTGCAGCGGCTTAATACTATTTCTCCTGAATGGTTAGCCGCCACAAATGTTAATGCCGGCGCTGGCGTCCCAGTCAATAAAGGTTTGTACAACTGTACTTCCTATTGGATTGACGCCGTTGGGGTACCACATCAAGTCCCCTTTCTCGATTCTGCACCTATTGGCACACTAACAGCTGCTGTGCCAGTTTTGAAAGACACTCTTTGGTCCAAAGATATGACTTTCGCCTGGATACATTATAAGGGCATCACCCTAAATACTTTCAGTGTAGAAGTCTCTTCAGAGATCTTAGCCATCAAAACTTATATAGGACTCGAGATCCAACCTGCCAATCGTTCGGCCTGGGCAGGTATGATGCAACTTTCACCGAAACCATCACTTGAAGCTATGCAGATGCTCATGGATGGATTTTACGACCTCAAAGATTGTATGCCCGCTATGTACAACTTTTGGGGCGTTATAGGTAAAGTAGCCTTACAAGGCTTGAAGACTCTTGGTTCTACTTTGTTGAAGGAAGTAACCAATGAGGTGACCGAACGTCAATCTAACGGTAATAAAACCGTTAAACGCGACAAAAAGGGGGGTGTTATTAAAGCACTCACACAGCGAGTGAATAACCTCGCCGTTCGTGAAGCAGCCGTAGAACAAGCTGTTGCTCCTCACCCACCACGACAACGCCGAAAACGTGCGCGAGTCGTGCGTCCATCAGCTCCACCGGACCCTCGTAACGCACAACCAGCTGCGCCTCGACAAAGACGCCCACGTCGCCGCCCGCCACGTGTTCCAACCACCGGAACCGTCGCCTGATTGAATCCTCAACACTAGTTGGTTACTTATAACCCGTTCCAAACGATAATGGATGTGACTATGCATCGGACCGTCACATAAAATCCTGCTACTATTGCAGGCTGGAAGGAAAACCAGTAAAGTCCGCGAAGGATGCCCAATGAGGCAAACCAAAAATAACCATGAGGTTTTTCCGATTTCCTCTCAATAGAACTTGCATGAATCCTGTAATATTCATGCAAGCATCGTGTACATTGTTAACATGTTTTCTTTCATTTCTTTCAATTTGTTTACTATTTACTTTTATTATCAAACCTGCAG